TAAGTTGAAATTTAAAGTGCTCCCACTTTGGTTTTTGATTCAGTTTCACAGGAAACCCTAATGTAACTGACCGACTTTATTAGCTAACTTAACTAACCTTTCACTTATCTTTTTCATAGCTCCATGAGTACGTTTCCAATAGGATGTAGAATCAACTCCTATTTCAGTTTTCAACCTTATATTCATACCAACTATACTCTCAAGAGTTTTTAACGTATCACGAACTTCCATCATAGAACGACCAATTTTTTGTTTTGCTGTCATTGATTCGTCATTTCTGAAATCGTGGTATTTGCCTTCAGTTACATTCTCAATTTTTTTATCAACTTGTTTTGCTTGCGATACACCAACTCTATTAACACTTACAATATCTTTACGATTTTTTAATTTTTTAGCAACTTTCATTTTAGCTTCACCCTTAGAGCCAGCATCAACTAAAATACTACCTAACTCTTCTACTCTTACGTGAAATTTAGCCTCTGCGATATTATAACCACTTTGGTTTGCTATACTTTCTTTTTTCTTTTTATCTTTTTTACGTTTGCCATTAAAAGCAAATGGAGTCTTTGGAGGACCTTCACCACCATCAATAGCACCTGTTACAGATGCTTCTTCTAAATCCCGTTGGATAAGTGTTTTAAGTGTTTCTTTAAGTTCATCAAATTTAGTTTGCGACATTATCTATCTCCTCAATAAGTTCATAATACCTCATCATTGAAACAACCTGCTTATCAGAAACTACATTGCCTTTTTTCAAACCATCAATTTGGTTCATAACCTCTGTTAACTTAATTTGTGTAACTTTATCATCTACTTTTTTAAGTTGAGATTTCAAAGTATCTTTTACTTCTTCAACTTCACTATTAACATACTCTCTTAACTTATTTGTATTAGAAATGTTATTAATATATTCTCTAATCAATTTCTTTTGCTTTTCTGTTAAATTAGAGTATTTTTTATTAAATTTTTCTACTAATGTAGAATATGCCAATATTCTCAAATCTTTTTCTTGCTTTTTGAGATATTCATATGTTTTATTGGTCTTATGAGCTTTTGTTGTAGATGTAATACCTTCTATAATAGTAAATTTTGTTGCAACATATTCATCTGGAGCTATTTCTTCTTTATGTTGGAATAGATTATATATTGAAGCTAAAACTTTGTAATTATTTATTTTTGTATTAAAAAAATCTTTTTCTTTATAACTTTCTCTTACTTCTTTAATAAGATTATATTTTTCTCTTCTAATAGATGTGCTATTTAATTTATTTCTGCTATCTAAAACAGCATCAACTAACGTTTCGGCACGAGATTCAGTATTGTATTTGGTTTCTGTAAGGATTTTATACAATTGATATTCTTTACCAATTTCAGTACCATTTTTGAAATATTTCTTAACTAAGTTTACAGCCTTAGATGTGTCTGACTCCATCAAGTCTGCTGTTATTTGTCTTGTTAATAATTCAAAAAGAATACCCGTATTCTTAATCTTGTTATGTTTCATCTTTTTATTCAACATTAAAAAGCTCCATTTTTATGATGTCATATATAAATATAAAAATATAAAGAAATTACTTTATTTTTGCGTCTTTAAGTTCTTCTTTATATTCATTTTCAATCTTTTCAGATTCGGTTATTAAATCGTAGTCTTTCTTATTAAACTTCTCCATATTGTGCTTTAAGCCATCAAAATGAGCAAGTGCTAAGCCCGAACTATACTGTTTTTTCTTATCGTGTGCACCTAAAGGATCTCTACCTCTTGCACTACCATCTTTTCCATATTTACTTGCTTCTTTAGGACGACCAGCACCTTCCCAACCACCTGGAGGAGAACCACCTTCATCTTCTAACTCGTGTCCTGATCTACCAGCTTGGTTGTCTGATGGTGTTCCTTGTGCTTCACCACTCTTTGCAGGATCGTTACCTTCACTCTCTATCTGAGTTCTACGAAACTTCTGCTTTTGATCAAATACAATCTGATTGTCTAATTCTTTAATTTGATCATCTGTAAAGTTAAAAACGTTTTTATAAATCCATTCAGTAGAAACCAAACCATTTTCAGTCATACTTGCTGCTAATTGTGTTTTGCTATTCCACAACTCAACCTTTTCAGTTTGATAAATTGTAGATGGGTTTGTTAATTCCAATTCAAAGTTAACTAAATCTGAATCTGTATACCCTTGTGCATATAAATGAACAATAGCTATTTTAGTTAGTTCACTTACTGTAATTCTTTGTATTCTTTCAATAGTTCTTGCAAATCTTACATCTTCTGCTGCAAGTGTTGCTTTACTACCAAGTGATTCTTCATATCCAAGAAATGCTTTAGGAACACGAAGTGCTGCTAACATTTTATTCTTTAGATACTCAATATCTTCTATAGCTTCATAAGTTAAACCAGGAAGTGATTCAATACCTGTACCACTATCACCACCTCTAACTGGCATAAAGAAATCTTCAGTTATGTTTTGCATATTATACTTTAGATTATATTCGCCTGTATTTTGGTCGATGATGGGTGTCTTCTTCATCTTATTTAAAATCTTCTGCATATAGTTATCAACTTCTGCAGGTGGAATGTTACCAATATCAACTTTAAATACTCTCTTTTCTGGTGCTCTCATAATTCTATGAATCATCATAGCATCTTCCATAAGAGATAATTGTTTCCACACTTTTCTTGATTGTTCAATCATTGATTTACCATACGGAATAAAATTAGAATCTGAAAGTAATCTAAAGTGAGCTACTTGGAAATTCTCTAATTCTTCTTGATGAGGTTTAGTTGAACTATATGCACCATGCTCATTTGTTCCTTGTTCTAAGACAAACTTAACATAATGTGGATTTTCGGGATCTAATCCTTCTACTCTTGCTACGTCATATGCTGAAAGTGGTTGTACGTTTTTAATACCATATTTTTCGTCTATGTCTAAATGTAAAAAGAAATCACCATACTTACACATATTACGAACCCAAGGCCACAAGTTAAATTCTATATTTAATATGTCATAGAATAGATTATGTAATATTTGCTTAACATTGTTATCATCTGTTTGTATTTCTAAAACTGAACCATATTCTGATTTCATGGTTGATTCGTCAGCGTAAATATCAAGTGCCGATGAAATTATGCCATCACTATCCATAGATTCGTAATCTTTAAATAACCCTATTCTTAATGCTTTCTTATGAACTGAATCCGAAGTTGCGCTAGCACCATACCCTGAATATAATTTGGTATATCTATCTATTAAATGATTTTTAGATATACTTTGATATTGTTCAGTATCAGCTATCTTTAATTTTTTACCACCAACATTTCTTACAATTACGTTTGTAGAAAATAATCGTTTTAATCTTCCAAATAATGTTGTATCGGCCATTTTTACCTCACTTTTAAATTAACCACTCTAAGGATTCTTCTGGTCTTTTTCCACCAGTATCCCAAACCCAAGAGTCATTTTTGTTTTCATTAGGAGCATATACTCCCTGATGTGCATTAATATTAGAAAGAGTTTTTCTTGATAATTCAACACCTTCTGCTCTCAATCTAAGAGCTGTTTCTCGTATCCATAATCCTATAGCAAAAGACATTACTAAGTCATCATTGTAACCTCTCATTGCTTCTGCTTTTTGACCATTGTATATAAATACAAACAATTCATCTATTAATCTATTAGATTGAACATACACTGCCTTTTCTCTAAAAAATTCTTCTAACTTTGCTATAACCAATGGTCTTGTCTTCATAGACATTGTAAAACCAGGCACCATTTGTTTTTCTTCTCTATAATGCTTATTAGTAACTTGTCTTTGAGTATCAACCCATTGTAAATCTTTTGATGTGTAGAATAAGTTCTGATAATCTCTATCGATTATCTGTTGGATTGCTGCCCAACCAATATTGTTATTTTCCACAACAAGTAGTGCTTCATTATATTCTTGAGCTATGTTGACTAACATATTACCATAGTCTCTTGTAGATATTCTACCTTTATATTCTGCTACTTGTCTACAACTTTCCAATTCTATAACGTGAAAAGCAGAATAGTCTGTAGAGTCACCTCTACTAACGTCAGCACATACTATATAATCTTTTGTGTAATCTGCTGGCTCCCAAATCCATAAATTACTATCAATCCCTCTTTTTTCAGTTGGCTCTATAACTGTAGTATTTTTTATTTCCTCTAAAAGAACACCATCAATCACATTTTGCCCTGAAGTGATGAAATCACAATCACATTCTTGAGCTGCGAGAGAAGGACCTAATAATCTATCTTGTTCGTCTCTCCAATCTTGGTTTCTATCAGGATGTAATGACCAATGCAATCTTGTAAATTTAAAATCATTCAATCCATCTTCAGCATCTACCCAAGTTCTATGAAACCAATTACCAACTCCATTTGGTGTGGATAGTGCAATACATTGTCCACCCGTTGATAACGTCTGTGATGCAGCTGCCCATATCACATCAATCTTATCAATAAATGCAGCCTCATCTAGTATCAATAGAGATAGTGCCTCAGAACGACCACTATCTTCACCACTCGATACAGCTTTTATTTGAGAACCGTTTTTATAACTCAAGCTTAACTTGTTATCTTCAACACAAGGTTGCTTTAACCAACTTGGAAGATTTGCATGCATTACACGAACCTTTGTTACCAAGTTTTTAGCAGTATCTTGTTTAGTTGCAATCACCAAAACGTTTTTGTCTTGATGAAACGTCATCATCCATAAAGAATACCCAGCAGTTAAGGTACTAATACCTAACTGGCGAGCTTTCAAGATTACAGTAAATCTGTGCTGAATAAATTCTTCAACAGTTTTTTCCTGAAAATCATAAAGGTGGAATGGTATTTTACCCTTAATAGGGTGTTGAATAAACGAATACTTTTTTAAAAAGTAAACTGGATCTTCAGCACATTTTATATATTCCTTTTTTATGATATCTTTATAGTTTTTATCCACTAATTTAACTTTGGATT